AAATAGATCCTGTAAAGTATTATCACCTTACAGATAATCAAAAAATATCATTAAATAAATTAAAAATTATATCAGAAGAATTACAAAGATATAAAACAGAACATGGTTTAGTTGATTTTCCTGACATGATAGAAAAATTTTTACATGGTGGTGACACACCAAAATTAAGAGTTATGTTTGTAGATGAAGCACAAGATTTAAGTTTAATACAATGGAAGTTAGTTAGAAGAATAGAAGAGTCTTCCACAGATTCTTTTATTGCAGGTGATGATGATCAAGGTATTTACAAATGGAATGGTGCACACGTAAATACATTTATAAATTTAGAGGGCACAAGAGAAATATTAGAACAATCACATAGGGTGCCACAAAAGCCTTTTGAACTTGCAAATAAAATTATTAACAAAGTTAAAAACAGAGTGAGTAAAAAATATTATCCAAAAGAAAAAGAAGGGTCTGTAAGACGTTGTCAAAGTTTACATGAGATAGATTTTACAAAAGGTGAATGGTTAGTGTTAGCCACAGCAAACTATATGTTGAGTGATATAGGTGATGTATTAGATGAGAAAGGATTGTATTGGCAAAGAAGAAAAGCAACACCAAGAGTTAAAAATATATACGAAATTATACAGAAATGGGATGAATTAAAAACAGGCATACCTATGCATTTTAATGATTGTAAAAAAATATTTAATAAAATGAATAAAAACTGGGACAAAAAATTATTTAAAGCTATGGTTAAAGACCAATTTTATAGCATTGATGATTTAAAAAATAAATATGGTTTACAGACAGAGGCAGATTGGCAGGAAGCATTAGATGAATTAGGTGACGAAGACATAAAAAAAATAACAAAACTAATGAAGACAGGAGAAGATTTAACGAAAGATCCAAGGATAAGTATTTCTACAATACACGGAGTAAAAGGTAATGAAAGAGAGAATGTAGTTGTAACAACAGACTTGTCAAATGCAGCATTTATTGATTATGAAAAAAATCAAGACGATACACACAGGTTGTTTTATGTTGCATGCACAAGAACAGAAAACAATTTATTTATAATCGAACCACAAAGGAAAAAAGCATATGACATCTAAAGTATGGGACAAGCAACACGGAGGATCACATTATCAAAAATATAAAATTCAACCCAGTAAGTTTGTTGTTGAGAATGAGTTGTTATATCCGGAGGGGTGTGCTATAAAATATATAATAAGACATAGGGACAAAGGGAAGAAACAAGATTTATTGAAAGCAATACATTTTATAGAAATGATAATAGCGAGGGATTATGAAACAGATATTTAAACCACAGACTGAGTGGTTACCTCCACAAGATTTTCCTAATCTATTAAAATACGATGAAATCGCAATTGATTTAGAAACTAAAGATCCTGATCTTAAAACTATGGGTTCAGGTTCTATTACAGGTAGAAGTAAAATAGTTGGAATAGCTGTAGCTGTTGAAGGCTGGTCTGGATATTATCCTATCGCACACGAAGGTGGTGGTAATATGGATATTAGAATGGTTCTAAAGTGGTTCCAAGGTGTATTAAATACACCAGCAACAAAGATATTTCACAACGCTATGTATGACGTATGTTTTATTAAAGCTGCAGGACTTAAAATTAATGGACCTATCGTAGATACCATGATTGCTGGCTCTCTCGTGGACGAGAATCGCTTTCGATACGATTTAGGCTCTATGGGTCGTGATTACCTTGGAGTCGGCAAAAATGAGGCTGTATTGAAAGAAACAGCAGAACTTTGGGGTGTAGATCCTAAGTCTGAGATGTATAAATTACCTGCTATGTATGTGGGTGAGTATGCCGAACAAGATGCAAATCTAACTCTAAAACTTTGGCAAGAAATGAAAAAACAAATGTATCACGAGGACGTTGAAGATATATTTAAATTAGAGACTGAACTTTTTCCTTGCCTCGTTGATATGCGTTTTTTAGGAGTGCGTGTAGATACTGAAGCAGCATACACACTAAAGCAACAATTAATAGAAGAAGAAAAAGAATGCTTACAAAAAATAAAAACAGAAACATCAGTAGATGTTCAAATATGGGCTGCACGTTCAATTGAGAAAGTCTTTCAAAAATTGAACCTACCATACGACCTAACTGCCAAAACACATTCTCCATCATTTACTAAAAACTTTCTGCAGAACCATCCACATCCTTTGGTAAAACAGATAGCTCGTGCTAGAGAGATAAATAAATCTCATACTACATTTATTGATACCATACTAAAGCATCAACATAAAGGTAGAATACATGCAGAGATAAATCAAATTAGATCAGATAGTGGTGGTACAGTAACAGGTAGATTTAGTTACAACAATCCAAACTTACAGCAGATACCAGCACGGAACAAGGAACTTGGACCACGAATCAGATCTTTGTTTATACCAGAAGAAGGTTGTCAGTGGGGTTGTTTTGATTATTCACAACAAGAGCCACGTCTTGTTACACACTATGCTAGTCTTGATGGACTCTACGGTGTAGATGAAGTATTAAATTCATACAATGAAGGTGAGGCAGACTTTCACCAAATTGTGTCTGACATGGCTGACATACCAAGAGATCAAGCTAAAACAATTAATCTTGGTTTGTTTTATGGTATGGGCAAAAATAAATTACAAGCAGAACTAGGTGTATCAAAAGAAGATGCTGAAGGTTTATTTAGAACGTACCATGACAAAGTCCCTTTTGTAAAAATGTTAATGGAAAGTGTTATGCGTAGAGCCCAGGATAAAGGTAGAGTTAGAACTTTACTTGGTCGTAGGTGTAGATTTAATTTATGGGAGCCCAACCAGTTTGGAATTCATAAAGCATTGCCACACGAAGAAGCGCTCGCGGAACACGGACCAGGAATCAAAAGAGCATTTACGTATAAGGCGTTAAATAAATTAATACAAGGATCAGCAGCTGACATGACAAAAAAAGCTATGGTTGATTTATATAAAGAGGGTATCATACCACATATACAAGTGCATGACGAACTTGATATATCAGTTGATAATAATGCAGATAAGATAAAAGAGATTATGGAGTCTGCAGTCCAATTAGAAGTGCCGAACAAAGTGGACTATGAATCTGGACCAAATTGGGGTACAATAAAGTGAGGTTAAACTATGGCGTATCTAAATGCAAACATACCAGTAGAGTATGCACAGATTAGGAGAGAGTACCTATATGATCTTAAAAAACATCATGGAGAAGTTGAAGACTGCATTATCTTTGGTGTTAGCTGTATTACAGGTCGTGCTCTTTTATTTCACGCTATTATGGAAAATGGTGCTATCTTTTATAGACTACCTATCACAGCGTTTATTCAAAGAGGATTTAAACCCGAAGATGTACCCATACGAAGACTTGATGAACTTCAGCTTTGGAATTCTTTCAGCTATTATCCTGCTGTTACTTCTTGGGATATTTTAGAATCACAATCTGGTAAGTACATTGGTAAAGATAAAAAATGGCATTGGGGTCGTTACTTATTTACTGTTGACTTTGCACATCCAGAGCCTAATATACTTGATACTGATCATTCTGAGATCCCGCACGAACATAAGTGCGCACACGTATTGGCATTAAATGATGGCAATTACGCAGCACAACCTAACAACAGATTAATTTGGGATATACCGTCATTTACGGTAAAAGACGAAATACCTGATTGGAAGGTACAAACTAACTACTGGAACGTAGAAGACACACAACAGTGGCGAACGGAAGACACTGACAATTTCTTTTACGAGATGGAGGAAAAGAAAAATGATTGATAAAATTAAAAAAGCTATTGGCAAGATTTGGAGTAAAATCAAATCTCTTTTTACACCAAAGAAGCAATAATGATTGGAGGTTGTTATGGACTACAGGTTCACAGCAATACTTATAATTTTGTTATGTTTATTAGCGGTTTTTGTACGGCCACCACAGCCGTTGAAAATTGATACAAAAGATATTATAATCCCTCCACCAAAACCAAAAGTAAATGAGTAAAAAACCTTTAACAATATCTGAATCTGCCGCCGTGCAGATGCCTATGAAGACGGTTGCCAGTCTAATAATTATCGTGGCACTCGGCACCATGGGCTATTTTCAGATTGTTGAAAGGTTAAACATAGCGGACACTCGAATACAATTAATGGAAAAAGATTTAGCAGAAAACACAGAGTTTAGAATAAAATGGCCGCGTGGCCAACTTGGGTCGCTTCCCGCGGACTCGGAACAATTTATGATGATCGAAGATCTTTATAAGACCACAGAAAAGTTAAACGCACATATAGAAAACATGGCACTAAACAAAGTAAACATAGAATTTTTACGAGGACAAATGGATAAAGTATTGATAGATATTGAAAAATTAAAAGATGCAAACAGAGAAATGAAATATACAAACGGTAACGGACAATGATAGAAACTGTGATAGCTTTACTTATGTTCTGGGACGGAGAGATCAAGGAACACAGAATACAAGAATCAATGGCAGAGTGTTTACGTGCACGTCGTGTTGCTGAAAGAGAGTTTAATCCTAACATATCTTATAAGTGCATACGTAGTGAAGCAGAAACAGAAATATACATGGGTGAAAAATCAATTAAAAAACTCCACCTCAAATAAGGTTGCAAAAGAATTAAAAGATAGACGTTATCACCAACGTGTGGTACGATCTAAGAAAGTTTATGACCGGAAAAAATTTCAAAATACAAGCAGAGATAGTTAATGGGATCTGTCCAACATGTGAAGAATACACACCACTAGTTGGAGTGACAAAACAATTTTATAGATGTCTAACATGTGGCACAGATTTAGAACAAAAAGTAAATGGTGTTATAAGTTATATACCTCACTTAACTAAACAATCGTTACAATCTACGATGGAAAAATATTTCGATGGCGAAGCGTAAGTTTACAAACTTTGTACCACGTCCAAAACCTCGTAAACGTCCGGGTAGACACACAAAAAGCCTTAATAAATCTAAAAAACGATCTTATAAAAAATACAACCGACAAGGCCGTTGACAAACATCCCAAAATATCCTAGTCTCTGGGCATGAAAGAAAAAATAGTAACATTAAAAATAGATGGTGCAGCACAAGGCCAATGGGCTAGTCTGTTGTTAGAACTAAACCTGATAAAAAAAGCATGGAAACCATACGGTGTTAACATTAACATGAGAGCACCAGGTTTAAAAAATGTTTTAAATCATGGAACAAAAGTACATGACGACACTAAAAGAAATAGACGAAGCGGCAAATAACTATAATCAAACCAAAGATCAAAAGTATAAAGATCAATGGTATAAACTAATAAAGGAGTTTGCAGATGGATCTTATAATTTTAAACGACGGCCTATATCAACTTATTCCAGTGTCAAAACAGATGATGGATGGAATAGTTTTGACAAACGACGTTGATTGTTTTGATTTATGTGACATTGTGAGATTGAAGTTAACAACTTTTGTTGATAGTCTTAACATGCATATAATGAATGATGATAGCGGATATTTTTTTGGGTGTATGTGTAACTAGTTTTTTTATTATACCTGCAGTTATTTTATTGTGGGTGTGGAATAAAGAAACACCTACCCTAAAGAGGGATAAAAATAAGGGTAGGTAATGGTGAGAAGATTCTTGCCATTACCATAATTTAGACACATTGTCAAATGCTAGGCTTTTCTGGTGTGCAGTAGAACTTAATATACATGTTATATCGATTAACCTCTGTTTTGCCTATATCTCTCATTTTTTTAGCTGCTTCCTCATAACCAAACATTAGGCAATCGTATTGGGTATCAAATCTATCCGGCCATTGATACGGCTCTATGCAGGTACTTGCAACTTGCGAACAGATTAATAAACTTAATAATATTTTCATTGACAATCCTATAATATCACCTATATATGGGTTATTAAAATGAAAGGAAACACTTATGACAGACATGAGTAAATACAAAAATGTTTCTCTGACAAAAGAAACATATGCTATTTTAGATAAACTATCAAAGGTATTATTGCCCGATGCAAAATTGTCGGTTGCAAAGACTATTGAGTCGTTAGCAAACGAGAAAGCGAGAAAACTAAATGGCAAAATTAAAAAAAGGTAGAATCAAAGTTCACATTTGTGAGACATGCCACGGTAATGGGTATGTCAGGGTTGCAAAAATTGATGGTGACCCTGCTTTAGATTTTAGAGATAGAAGCGAAGTCCACCAATGTTGGGACTGCGATTCGGAAGGAGAATTTTATGAGACGGTTGACGATAATCTTATTGATGACGGTCCTTCTTACAAGTTGCACTAGTAGGTTTGATGGATTTGATCCAACAACTGCAACAGTTAGGTGGATAATTACAAATGGTTCAAAATAATCTTTCAAAAAAGAATAACTACCGAGAAAAAGTTATGTTGTATTTTGTAGATGGTAAACCCACCAAACCTTACAGAGAGATTGCTAAGTTAGCGGGTTGCTCACTTGGCATGGTGTCTTATTACAAAGACACAAAAAAAGCCATTATGAATATAAATAAAAATTCTGGTCGTGATAAATGGCATCAAGTATGGGCTTTTTGTTTTAGAAAACGAGGTAAAAAAGCTGAACCAAAACCAGAAACATTTACAACTTTATTACGTAAGAAAGGTAGATCTTTTTTATATGGTTGTAAGAAATATACAAACGGAGACACATATATGAACAATAAGAGTAAACTAAAACACAAAGGCATTGGTGTAAAAGTATGTTTAAATAAAGTATGGCCTGGAATAAGGGTTGATGAGAAAGAGTCTAAACAAGCACTACACCCACATACCAAACAACCTGATTATTATGATGATGGTAAACCGATCATGTCACCTTACGTTAGATCAGCTATCACCGGTAAAATAATAAACGCTAAAAGTAATTATACTGAAGTTGATCATATTGATGGTGATAGAAGTAACAACCATCCTGATAACTTTTCTTTTGTAGAAAGATATGCTAATTCTCTAAAAGGTGAATTAAGTTATAAAGAATTGTATAATAAGATATGTGAGGTTAAAAATTTTTTGGGTAAATATGTTTAGTAAATTAAAATTTTATTTGTGGGTCATGGGTTGGTCTGGTGCGATTAATAGTTGGGCGTGGCGTAAACAAGCTTCAATAATAAAAGACCAGCAACAAAAAGAGAATGAAGAATATTTGAAGGAGTTAAAGAATAAACTATGACGGCTGCGTATGGATTGGGTATGTTTGGTTATAGTATGATCTGTCTGTTAATAGGACTGACTATAATTTATTTTGTGCTTAAAAATTTAAAATGATGGAAGAGAAGGATTTGTTGGAGTACGAGAACATTGGTCGAAGAATCAAGCGCAACAACAAGTATACCTATGTCGACTCTACACGTATCGAGGACCACGGAACACGGCTCTATGATGTAAATGGTGCTAGACTTCCAAGCGTTACTACGATATTAGGCAAAACCAAAAATCAACAATTTCTAAAAGACTGGAAGGCTAAAGTTGGAGAGCAAGAAGCAGAACGAATCAAAAATGTATCTAGTAGTCGGGGGACATCTATGCACAAATTCCTGGAAAACTATATCACAGGAGTGGGCTACGATGATCTTACAGCACTCGGACAGGAGGCGAAAGCCATGGCCCAAAAAGTTATTGATGTGGGTCTTACACCTGTTGAAGAATACTTTGGGTCGGAAGTTACGTTATACTATCCGGGTCTATACGCAGGCTCGACAGACCTTGTCTGCTTACACAATAGCATGGAAACTGTTGTTGACTTCAAGCAGGCCAATCGTCCGAAGAAGAAAGAATGGATCGAAGATTATTATCTGCAAATCGCAGCATACGCCATGGCCCATGACTATGTCCACAACTCAAACATTGAGCAAGGAGTTATCATGGTATGCACGCCTGACCTATATTATCAGGAATTTGTCGTAAGTGGGGCAGAATTAAGGCGCTATAAACATAGCTTTTTGAAAAGATTGGACATGTATTATGACCTATTACATGATGAGAAAGAGAGGACTACACCCATGAAAGCAGAAGATTTTAATGGATAATTTATTTCCTGTAAGTGTTGTAGATAATTTTTTTGATAATCCTGATAAAGTTCTAAAATTAGTAGACAGTTTAAAATTTACACAGTCAAAGGGATTCTATCCCGGTAAAAGAACAAAGAGTTTGCATCTGTTAAAATATGATTTTTATCACAGTGTAATTTGTAAAGTATTATCTTTGTTTTATGATCTTAAATCTACCAATATTCGTTACGAGGATTCTTCAATGCATTTTCAAAAAATTAAACCTTTTAATAAAAAACAACTTAATCACATACTTAATAAAGGTTTAGTTCATCAAGACGATAGTGTTTTGCTAGCCGGAGTAATCTACCTCGATAAAAAACCTAACTTAAATTCTGGTACTTCTATTTATATGAAGACTAAAGGAAGACCACAACAATATAATGATAAATTAAGTTTGAGAAAAAAAGAAATTTATAAAATAAATCAAGATAAATTAACTAAAAAAGAAATAATTAAATATCAAAAATTAATTGAAGATTGTAATCAAGATTTTACAGAGGTAATAAAAGTAAACAATGTATACAATAGACTTATAACATACCCAGGCACCGCTTTTCATGCGGGTAATTACGAAGTTACTGGAGAGAGGTTAAGTCTTGTGTTTTTTATAAGAAAAATTAAAAGCACAGTTGAGCCATCAATACTAAGAAAAAATTTAATAAAGGAGAAAATATGAAAGTAAAAAGAAAAATACATGGCTACTACTTCGACGGCTATAAGTCGTGGATTTTGTACGAAGATGAGCATGGTAAAATAATACAAAGGAGATGGAATGATGAATGATAAGTTGTTCAGAACACTGCTAAAAAGATACGAAGCGGAGATTGAGGACGCATTGTACAAGATACAATGCATCGAGGACCATAACCTGGTGATACCAGAGCATGTAGATATCACCGGCGAGATCGACACTTTGCTGGGCAAGATAGGCAAAGCAGAGGAAAAGTTGTCCGTAATGAGGAAATATTGTGTCAAAAATGAGGCAGATAAATCTGTACTATAAGATTCTGTGACAG